TTTTATCACCATTAATATAACCTGTAAACATTACTTTGGTATTTATACCTTTATCACTTGGTGTTTCATATGTTCTTGTTATTATCAAATAATTTTGTAATCCAAGTTTTTTTAAACTGCTTGGCATATTTACCATTACATTACTTCTTACAACTTCTGCACCTGCCCTTGTCATTTCACCAAATATATTTTTACTATTATTATCAAGAAATTGTAAATCTTTCATTATTTCTGTTGGCAATTCTAAAACAAATTTTGCCATTAATGTAAAATTTCCTTTGCTTGTATTTCAAGTTCAATATTTTCTTCATTTACATTATTCAAATATTCTACATGGTAAACTTTATTTCTAAAACTTATATACATATTTCTGTTGCTATCATCATTGTTATAATATGCATTTTCAACAGTACTTGAATATCTTATTGTAAAATTTGTTAATGCCTTTTCAAAATCACTATTGTTTTTTATTATTGTTATACCTTTGGTTGTATGTACATTTGCATATGTTGTTAATACATTATTTGTTATTGTTGTTTTAAAATCATTTGCATCTGTTCCATCTTCAACTGTATATATTAAAATTTTTTTATTATATTTACCTGCATTAATCATTATTTTCACCACCATCTGGTAATAAATTGATTGAATGCATACCAAGTATTGTATCAACGACTTTATTTAAATTTGTATTATCAACGTATAAAGTGCGATTATCCCACATATCTTGGCATAATATTAAAACAACAATAATAAAATCATTATAATTATCAAGTTCTTCTATTGTATGCCCTGTATAATTTGCCATAAATGATTTTGATATATTTATTAAATTATTTAATGTTGCTACATCACTTGCATCAACTTCTGTTAAACGTAAATATTCTGCAACATCTTGATATGTAATATCACTTACTTTTGTAAGTTCGTTCATATTGTTACCCCCTTTATATTTTTATAAGGGTTTTGCCAAAACAACAATATAAAAATATTATTATTTACTTTTTTTTCTTTTTGGTTTTGAAGGTGTTGCATTTTCAACAACACCTTCTGTTTTAACTTCCTTTTTTATATCTTTTGTTTCTTTAACTGGTTCAATATAACCAGCACCAAGTAAATCTTTTATAATTTCTTCATCTGAAATTTCTTTTATTTCATCTTGTGCCATTGTTACTTTACCAACAAAAGATATTAATGCTTTATATTTCATTTAAATCACCTACTTATTAAGCACTTGTTGTACCACATACAAGTTTTGCAATCTTTTGATTGTTTTCAACTTTACTATCAAATTCAAACCAACCAATTACACCAATTGCATGTTGGTCTGCATATTTTTCACGTAGTACTTGTATATTGATTTCTTCACTAAATTTTGTTGCCAATCCAGACATATCACCATAATAAATTGCAGTATTTCCACTTCCAATATCTGGCATATTATCTGATACATAAACTGGTTTTCCTAGTAATTCATAACCAAATGGTGATTTAATATCATATACATTATTTAATAGGTATGAACCTGTTGTTGATTTTAATGTTCTTATTGCATCACGTGTATTTGGTGACATGATCCAAATTGCTGGACCTTGGTAAACATCTTTTACTTTTCCTTGTAATCTAATTAATTCATCTGCAGTAATTGAACTTGCACTTGCACTTGTTAATGAATTTGTTAATGTTGACAATCCTGTTACATAACTTGCATTTCCAACCAATAATTGTTGTTCAATAAATCTTGCAATGTGATATGCCATTTCATCAACAACAAATCCAACAACATCAAATTGTGAATTGTTAATTAAACTTCTTGAAATTAATGATAATGCACCTGCAAGATAACCTGTTAATGTAATGTTTGTAAACTTACCAACATTTGATTGTACTGCATTAAATTCTGTTTGATATGCAACTGTAATTGCAGTTTCACTTTCATCATATGATGGTATTGTTAATGTTCCTTTTACATTGTATTTTGTTGATTTTTCTAATATTGGGCATACATCATATACTTTTTTGATTATTCTATTTGCAATTGTTGTTGGTATTAATGCTTGACCATCTGATTTAATCAAATTATTTGCACGTTCATTTACAACACCCCTTATATAATCTTCAAAAGCACGTGTTTCTTTTTCTTCTGCATCATCAACTTTTTCTTCATTTGCCATTGCTTCACCTTTATCAAGTTCTGCCAAATCTTTTTTAATTCCAAGTTCTTTCATTATTCTTCTTACATCATCACGGATTTCTGCAAGTTCTTGCATTTCATCATCTGTTAATTCTCTACAATCTGATTTTGCTTTTGCCATAATTTCTTCGCTTCTAGTAATTAAATCATTTCTTTTTTCCATTAGTTCTTTTTCATTCATAGTTTAAAATACCCCCTAAAATTTTTTCATTTCATCAATTATAGCTTGTGCTTTACTATAATCAATTTGTTTATTTTTATCAACAATTTCTTGTTGTTTTGGCACATCTTCATTATGCACATATGCATCTTGTTTTTCTTCAGATGCATTTTGTTCAATATTTGCATCTTGTTCTTGTTCTTTTACTTCATCATGCTTTTCTTCAATAATCCTTAAATTTATTTCATCAATAAATTCTTCACCAATTAAATGATTTTCTTGTGTATCTTCACGTGTATAAACTAAAGTTCCATCATATGCAGGTTCTTTTGTTCTATCAAGTAATGATACTTCATATAAGTTTAAATCCCTAACAAGTCTTGTTGGTATTCCATTTTCAACATTATTATCAACACTTCTATCTGTAAAACCAAATGACCAACCAACCAAATCACCATGTTTTGCTTTTTCAACAACATCTTTATCTGTAATTGTTGCACGTGCTTTTAATCCAATACTATCTTCTTGTAATTCAAGGTTGCCTTTTTTTGTACTGCCTAAATCCCTGTTCCAATCATGATTTAAAAGTATATGTACATCATCATTTCTTTTTAATGCTTTATTAAATGCACCTTTACATATACGTTCAATAAATTGTCCAGCCCTTGACCATAATGTTTTACTATTTCTTTCAACTGCATTTACGTAACCTTCAATTTCAACACTATCTGCCCTTACATTAATGTTCATATTATCACCCCCTTTACTAATTAATTTTTGCTAATTGACCTTCATTACTATCAATCCATGCCACATCATTTATATCAAGTTCTTTTGAAAAAACTTTTCCACCACCTGCATAATCTTGTGCCATCATTTTTGAAGGTGATACAAAACCACCTTGTTCAATTGGTTTACTGCTATATACTGTTATTTTTCCACTTTTTAATGCTTTTTCACCATCTGCTTTTGTAAAGTCTGGGTACAAATAATCATCATCATCACTTGTTTTTGTTTTAAATGCTTCTGTTGGTGATTTTATATCTGATGGTTTTCTTATTCCTGTATGAACATCATCTGTCATTTTATTTGTTTTTTGTATTACTTCAAATTGTTTTTCTTTTTCTTTTGTTACTGGTAATTCTGTTTTACTTGTTGATGGATTATTAGTATCAACAGTTGGTTTATTACTTGTAGGTTGTGTTTTTGGTTTTGTTTCTGACTTTTCTTTTGGTTTTTCATCATTACCTTTTAATTTATCTAATTCTTTATGAATTTCTTCACGTCTTGCTTTTCCTTCTGGACTAAACAGACTTGTTCTACCTAATTCTTCTTCTAATTCTTTAATTTTTTGTTCCTTTGATTTTCCAACACTTGATTTACTTGAACCACCACTTGAACCATTGCCATTTGATGAACCACCACTACTTGATGAACCACCAGCACTACCACCAGTACCACTACTTGGTGCAAATTTACCTGTTTTACTATCATGATTTGGATTATAACGTGTATTTTCTTCTGCATATTCTGTATCAAGTATTTTATCTGTTAATACGTGTTTTATTGCTTCATCATCTTTTGCTTGTTCTTCTTCATCAATTGCACCTGTTGTTGTTTCACCTGTTATATCTGCAGTTGTACCAGTATTTGGTGTATAATATGTATGTGTGTTTACATCATAAAGTACTGCACCCAATCCAACATTAACAACATCTAAACCTTCAATGTATTCCAAGTTTTCTTGTTTTCTGATTTCATTTAATGTTAAAAATCCTGTTTCTTTTGCAGTTTTATATGCATTGTATCTTTCACTTAAATTTGCTTTTACAATTTCTTTAACATCAAATTCAAAAAACATATTTTTCTTTTCTTTTTCAAGTAATAAATCCCTATTTAATGCAGTTTCAAATGCTTTTATAATTGGGTATATTGCCATTTTAAAAGTTAGCCAAAAATCATTTGGTGTAATATGAAAAATATTATTAATTTCTTCACTTAATAATTTTTTATTTTCTGACATCTGCATTTCAACAGAATTATTTGAACTTTCTTGGAATTTTAAACCATTATTAAGTACAACAACATTTTCTGCATTATTTTGATATAAGTTATTCCAAGCATTTTTTAATGCATTTATTTCTTCTTGTCCTAATCTACGTTCTGATAATAAAAAACCTTTTTTATTACCACCACTTTTTACTAACCCCAATTGATATACCATTGTGTTATATGCGGTTTCCAATGCTTTTGATACTTCATTTACAACACCAATACTTGTTGATCCATCTTTTGTATTTCTTAATAACTTTATAAATTCATGTTTTTTATATTGTTTGCCTTCAACACAAATTACATAATCTTTATATATTGGTTTAAAATTTTTTAATATTTCAATAAAAATATTTTTAACATAATATAAACCTGTAACATCATTTCTTGATTTTTGTATATAACAAAATCCACCCTTACCAAGTAAATAATCTTCAACCATTGCCTTTTTTAATTGGTAACCATCTAATGTATCGCCTGTATCTCCATTTAATAATTGTACACGTGTATCTTTTTCTTGTTCTTCAATTTTACCTTGTTTGTATTTATAAAGTTTTACTGGCATACTTGCAATTGTTCCACTTATAAAATCAACTGCACTTGATACTGCTGGTATCATTAATGCATGTTCCCTTGTTATTGGTTCATCATTAATTAATGCTTGTAATAATACATCATCAACAATTGGTGTTGTTGTAATTGTATTTGTGCTTTGTGCATCACGTTTAAAAAAATCAAATATTCCCATGAACTTACCCCCTTTCTTTTAAAATTTATTTATAGTATTTGTACTGTAAAATCCATTTGGTTTAAGAAATAATCTTGTTGTAATAAATATGTTGCATTTATCATTGATACAACCATATCAACTTTACCATTTGATTTTTTCTTATTTACATACATGTTTTTATTTGTATCATATACACAACGTGCATTTTGAAAATTTATTTCTAATAATTTATTTTGTGTATATTCAAATTCTTTTGATAATATTTTTTCTTTTAATAATTTTGTTGGTGGGTGTAATACACTTGAATGTTGTTTAATTTCCACCAAATTGTAACCTGCTTTTTCTAACTTTTGTGCAGTACTTAATGCATTCCATCTATCATAACCAATTGCTTGTATTTGTACACCATATTTATTTTCTATATTTAATATAAAATCTTCAACAAAACCATAATCAATTACTTTATCACCACATGGTAAAACATTTGGTGTTTTTATTAATTCTTTGTAATCAACTTTTTCACTTAAACTTTTTTCAATGATCCTATCACTTGGAATAAATGCAAAACTTGTTGCAAGTATTTTATTATCATCATCAACACTTACCATTGCAACTGATGTATTATCATTTGTTTCAGATAAATCCAAACCAATATAAACAACCCTGCCTTGCCAATCAATATTTGCAACTTTACATTCTTGTACATCTTTTACATCAATATATGTTTCTGTGCCAACACCTTGATAAATGATATTACAATGCTTGGTAACAAAATTTTCTTTTTCACCATCAATTGCAATTGCCCTTGCACGTTTCTTTAATAAATCTTCCCATATTTCTGGTATTTCAAGTGCAACTGGATTTGCTTGTTGTAAAATTAAATCATTTGTTTCCCAACCTTTTACATCATCTGGTTCATATAATAATGCAAATATGGTTTCATCTTTTTCAATGCCATCTAAAACTTTTTTTGCATATGCAACTTCTTCTTCAAGTGGATTATCAATTGTTGGGTATTTTGTTGATATAACAAAACCTAATTTATTTAAAATATTTAACTGACCAGAACGCATTGCATTTATTGGGTAACTATTTGGTAATGCACCAACTTCATCTGCAATAAATACATTTGGCAACCTTCCGTCCATTCTACTTGTTGAATATGAAAGTGGTATATATTGTGTTTGTGTTGGTTTAAATAATATGTAATCCCTTAAAACTTTAAATCTTTTTTCATCTTTATATTCATATATTAGTGGGCTGGACCTTATTGTTTCACTTATTGCTTCACGTACTTCTTTTGATAATGCACCATCTGGTGCAACTGAATAAAATTTACTAAATTGTGGTTCTGTTAAAAATAGAATTATAAATATTGTTGCAATTGTATATGTTTTAAAATTTTTTCTGCATATTTCAAGTAATCCTGTTTCATATTTTCTTTTGTTTGGATTATCTCTATAAACAGTACATAAAATTGCAATAAAAAATACCCATTGATAACCACATGTGCATTCATATAATGTTTCACCTGCTTTTAATCCTTTGGGCATTATTAATATTTTTAATATATTTTCAACTTGTTTTAATTTCTTTTGGTTTATACAATATTTATCATCTTTACCATCACATATTTTTATAAATTCTTTAAGTTGGATTTTTACATACTTTGGTGTTGTTTCTAAATCTATAACTTTTTTTGCATAATCATATGCTTTATTGTTCATCAACATCATCACCATTTATTATTTTAAGTAATGGATCATCTACTTCTTCAACTTCTTGTACGTTCCAACTTCTAATAATTTTCATTAATGTACTAACAGTTCTGTTTGCACTATCTGTTGTTGTATTATAATCTTTAACTGCTGGTGATGAATAAACATTTTTTCTACCTTTTACATATTCTTTTGTAACAAGCATTCCATCTTCTTTTAAACTTTTTTCAAGTTCATCAAGCATATCAAGTTGTACTTGGTATCTTTTAAATGTTGTAATAAAAAAGTAATTACCCTGTACACCACTTTCTTCTGCAATCTTCATAATTTCTTTTGCTTGTTCATTTAATTTTTTATTTGCCATCTTTACCACCTTCATTTATTTTTATTTCATTTATTATTTTGGCAAGGTTTAATTCTTCAAGATATTCTGCACGTTCTCTTTTTGTTGTAAATTCTTTATCTACATCAAAATGTTGTTGATGTTCTATATCAAAATAATATCTTGTACACTTACATTTAACAATTTCTTTTGGATCATATTTGTATGTGCTTTTTCCTTTTGCTAATATTTTATTCCAATCATCTTTTGGTATCTTATATTCAAATGGTTTAACATCTTTTTCAAATATTTCTTTTGCAACTTCATCAACATTACTACAATCCCATTCAAGTACAATTCTTTCATTTTTTGTAACTGGTAATTCTTTATATACTGATAATGGTGTTGTAACTATTGGTACACCATACCCTGTTGCTTCATTTGTAGTATAACAATATGTTTCCATATCATTTGATAATTGTAATACCCAATCTGCCATTGCAATATATGGTCTTACATCAATGCGTGGTTTCATTAATATTACATTTGGTGATTGTACATTAATTGTTGTTGCATTTGTAAATATCAACCATAAATAATTTCTATCATTTAATTCACAATATCTATCAAGTGCATCAATTAATCTTAATGTTCTTTCACCACCCTTTACAACATCATCTAATCTACACGCACTTACTAATATTGGTACTTTTTGTTTTGGTTCTAATTGTAAAGGATTATAACATTTTATTGCATCAATCTTCATGCCTAATTTACCAGCATATTCATTTAATTTATCTACACTAAATTGTGATACACCAATAAAATGTGTTAATTTTGGGTGGTTAATTGGTGGTTTATACCCTATGATTTCCCAATTTGCGTGTGATACAAAATAATATTCTTTTGCATCAACATCATCTATCATATCAATGTTAAAATTAAAAAATGCTTTATCACATTTTACAATTTCACCTTTTACACGTTGTTTACATCTAACCAATTTTTTTAATCTTTTTAATTGGTCTTTATCTGCTTCATCATAAAATACTGTTATGTCCCAATCATGATATTTTTTTGCTATTTCATAAAGGAATTGTTCTGTACCACCTATTCTACTAATTTTTCTGAAATAAAATATATTTTTCATAGCACCAACCCCTTTATTTAAATCCATTACAAGCAATCCAAGTCAAACTGCCTTCACGTGGAAAATTATAATGTTTAATTGTTTTATCTGTAAATTTTTCTGTTGGGTTTTTACTTAATAATTCACCATAAAAATCCCAATCTTCACGCATTCTTATTTCTGGGCATCTTGTATTACCTAAAAATTCTTTACGTATAAATTTTGTACTTCCACAATAATTCCTTTTGTTTTCTTCATTCAATACCCATATGTAACCATCATTTATTTGTAAATTAAAATATACCAAATCTGTACCATCTAATTCATCAAGTATTTCTTCAAATTTATCTGTATAAAAATAATCATCACTTCCAAGTAATACAACGTATTCACCTTGTGCCAAATCATAACCTTTATTTACTGTATAACCCACACCTTTATTTTCATTATTACATACAAGTATAAAATCATTTGTTTTTTGGTGTTCTAATAAATTAATATATGTATTGTCTGTTGATCCATCATTAATAACTATTATTTCAATATCATTTCTTTTTGGAATACTATCAATTGCTTTAATAACTAATTCTTCTTGATTATAAACAGGTATTATTACACTTACTTTATACATTTCATTTTTTTTCATCATAACCACCTTATTATTGGTTCACCATTAAAACCTTTTTGCCATATAAACCAGCAAAACACATTGCACTACTTTTATATTTTTTAAATAATCCATTTTTAACACAATTTTGCCTTGTGCTATTTACATATACATACTTTAAATTGTGTTGCCTAAATAATTTTAACCTTGATTTACCTTCAAGAAATTGTATTTTTAAAAGCATAATAACATAATAATTATTATCAATAATATTTAATGCTTTTTCAACAAAATTAAGTGCATATTTATATGGTGGGTTTGTTAAAATATCTTTTTTTATATTTATATCTTTTACTTTTAAAAAATCAACATTACCTTCGCCAAACCCCCTATATATTAAATCTGTTGATTTAACATTATAATTATTATCTATTAATACTTTTGATAAATGCCCTTCACCACATGCACATTCCCAAATATCATGATGTAATATTATATTATCTTCATTTAACTTTTTTAAAAATATTCTTAATGTATTTGGATCTGTTGCATAATAATCATTTACTTGTCGTTCTTCAATAGAATGATTACTTGCACCCAACTGTACAAATGCACTTTTTTTATTTCCTGTCCAATCTTTTGGTATATATTCCATATCTAACTTCATTTAATTCAATATACCCCCTTGTTTTCATTGCCCCTAAATTTTTTTTATGTTTTTAAGGGCTTTTTATAACTTTTTATTAACTTTTATAATGTTCTATTGCATTTTTCCATAAAAACTTTGTAAAATTTTAACTTTTGTAAAGAAAGC